ATTGTATCCGCAATCTGTTTAGCTGGACCATCTATAGCATTTAAGTCTACAAGATCAGCTATTTCTCTACCAGATACACCTGTATCACGTAGTTGTTTAAGTAGTGAGCCTACAACTAGGTCAGCTACAACTACATTTTTAGATGTCCAGACCTCGACACCATCTATAACATCGGGTCTAGCCTCAAGTAGTTCTTTTAGGTATTCTTGTGGAGACATATTAGCTGCCTCTCTACCTAAAGTTATACGCTGATGCTCTTCAACAGCCTCTTTAAATTTAGTAGCTAAAGCTTTTCTATCACCTTTTACAGCATCTAATTCTTTTTTAAACTTCTGCTCGCTCATCAAACCTTCAAGTATGCGATCAGCTGTTTCTTCATTTGTACCACCTAATCTGGCTACACGTTCACGTTCTACAGGTGTAGTTACACTACCAGTTGACCCTTCTTCTGATCCCCACTCTTTACGAGTACGAGATAGTTGGTTACGTGCTGCTGAAGGTTCAACCTCTGATATATGTGCACCTTGATGTGGTTCTGCAAGTGGTCTGTTTTTATCTGCTCTAAAGTCAACGTCTCCTTGACGGAGTTGTGCTATACCAGCTTTAACAGTCTGGTCATCTAAGCTTTTGTTTCTAGCTGTAATTTGATCTATAGCTTCCTTACCGCCTTTTTTTAAAGTGTAAGCGATACCATCAAATACAAGACCTATTCCCATACCTTCTACGATGTTTTTAATTTTCATCATAACAGGATGGTCAGTTTCTTTGGTAGATAAGGGGGTATCAGACCACCCATACCTATCACGTAACATACCTAAAGCGTTTTGATCATCTGATTCTTTAGATATAAGATCAGATACAGCTCCAACAGCTGCACCTCTAGCAAGACTGCTACTAGCAAGTCCTACTAAACCAGCTGGTATAGTTACTATTCCAGTAGCTGCTACTGCTTTAGCTGCTCCTATTGTACCGATTGCCAAAGATCCAAAATGTACAAGACCCCTGAGTTGTTTACCCCACCATGTCTTGGTTTCGATTGGATTGTCGTAAGAATCGAATGGTGTAAATTCTGGTTTATAATATCCTTTTTCTTCTTTTTCTCTCTGCATTTCTCCTGATAACGCATCCATAGTACGCTCAGGAAATGTGGCTAATGAAGATGCGGTATCTTGCAAGCCTCCAGATAATATTGACTGACCCTCTTTTATGAGTGCCTTAGCACCCCAAGTTTCAGCATTACGTGGATCGGCTTGTTCAGATACTGCCTGCTCTTCAGCTGTATTAGCTGCTTCTTGTTTGAGTAGCTTTTCTTGACGCTTAGCTTCATAATCATCTATAGCATCTCTAGCTGCACCAATTCCAGCAGATATATCATCTTCATTTATCTCGTAAGAATCGCCACCTGAGTATGAGTTTGTCATGGTGTTGAAATAATTCCTTCAGTTTGATCTCGTTTAGGTGGTTTAATACCTTTTTCTAAATCTGTTAAAATAACCTTAGCTATTTGTGGTGTTAGATTCTGTAGTTGTGACATGGTGTAATTTTGTAATCTAGGAAATAACTCGTTAAGTGCTTCCTGTTCCTCAATACTAAAAGTTGTGAGTTTAGTTACAACCTCACCACCTTGAACTGACATGCCACGTATCGAGTTCATGCGATTTAGTTTAGATCTTATAAGCTCAAAGGCTAAATAGTCTTGAAAGTTCTCGTCAAACTTTTGACCCGGTTTTATAGTTTTAAGTAGTGCACCATCATTATAATCAAGAAGTTCAGTCAGCTCTTTACCTGTAATACCATACCTACCTAGCTTCATGTTAGGATGCCTACGTGCATGCTCATAGACTCCTCCACCTGTATCAAATCCAAAAGTCTTGTCGGGTAAAGTTACATCTCTAGTTTGTATACTGACAAATCTTCTGTCTGTTTGTGTAATGTTACCAAACTTATCTACAGAAATTTTAAATGGATTACCGGGATATTCACCAAAGTCAGCAGCTCCAGAATGATAATCATAACCTTTAAGATTATGATAACCCTTTACAGCATCTTCTGATTCAAATGTATCTAGTACTCGCTTGGCGTATAGCTCACCTGTATCATCTGTAGCTGTCATAACAGTCAGTGTACCGCCTAAACCATTTTTAGTTTGATAGTCAAATAAGTCGGGTTCTAAAAACTTTTTTTCTTTAGGTATAATTTTACCAGCTGGAGTATCTTTAAAAGCACCGACAGCTTCGAGTCTTTGCATCATAAATTCACGTGGTCTTTTAAATGTACCATCATTATCCTTAACTTTAAATTCACTCCACCATTCAACAACTTCTGGATACAGTTTACCACCACTACGTACATGAGCTAAAGATTTTTCTAACCATAATGCTTCTCCCGGTTTTACGTCAGGATCATTGATTGAATCAGAATTTTCTAAGTACTTTTGTGCCATATCTTGTTTCTGATATGCAAGCTTAGGAGAGGTTTCTGTAACGAATGAATCAAACTTGCCAGCAGCTAAATCAGCTTCTAACTCTTCTACTTTACCTGCTATAAACGATATAGGATCTAAACCTTTATCTAGATGTATTTGAAAATCACTTTTTTGACCAGCAGTTCCAAGTGTAATTTGACCAGAAAGTTCTGCTTCTAGCTGTTGTACAAGAAATTCATCGGTTGCAGTTAACTCACGAACTTCTTTTTTTAAATGAGTAGCTGCTAACTTTCTAAGTACAATGCTCTGTTTATTTACTATGTCAGCATACTTTACTTTATTCGCTATTTCTGGATTACCTGCAAAGTCAAGATTAGTAAGAGAATCTTTTAGCCATGCTGGTAGACTGCCTTTTAATCTGTGCCCTGCTTTATATGAGCTAGGATCACCTGTAAATTCAGAATATAATTTATATATTTCTGTAGATGTAGGCTCTCTATCCAGATCCATTAACTTATCAAAATTCTTTTTATGAACATTACGTGAATCTTGTATTTCTTTAGTTAATCTAGTTTCGTTATCAGTATTCTGTGCACGGATTGCTTCATTAACTTGCTCTATTCTGTTTACAGTCTTAGCAAAAAACTTACTGTTTATTGGAAGTTGATTAGAATATTCAACTATGTTGTCAAACTTTTTGCCAGTATGAGCTTCAGTATAAGGTAGGTTATATAAAATATCATTCAGCTGCTCTTCGCTTAGATTTGATTTAGAAACTACATCAAAGTACATGTCTGTAGCTTTAGACATAGCATTTGGTTCGTTTTTATAAAACTCAGCGGCCAGCTGCCTAATAAGACCATTTTTAGTATCTGTAAATGTAGTAAGGTCTTGACCATTTGATTTTTCCTTTCTTATATTTTCAACTGATACACGTATCTTATCTTCAAATTCTTCTTTTCTTTTTGCTTTTCTGTTAATACTAATAGATTCAGATAATGCCCAAGAATAGTTATTTTTTAGCTTAACTATCTCATCAAATACTATATTATCAAATTGTTTTTCATAACTACCAGACTCTATATTAAAACCACGTTTAAGTGCATCTACGTGTATTTTATTATTCATTAGATCACCAATGAAGTCTAATCTAGCTAGACCTTCTGCTTGGTTAGTAGACTTATCAACTTGTAGAGCATCGTAAGTACTCTTAAATATAGCTTTAAGTTTATTCTTATTATATTGATATAAGAAAGTTTGTACAGTTACATTTTTGTTTAGATCATCTGTAAGTTGAGCTAGAATTTCTTGAACTTCTGGTTTAGCTAGATCTTCGTTTTCTTCTAGTTCCTTAGTTAATAATATGTTATTGTAGGTGTGTGCATTTTCACCAAGTTTTATAAGCTCGTTTCTATTTTCTTTATCTGAGGAAAGTCTAGCGTCTCTATCTCTTTTAGTTT